AGATGATGAATATCATGCTGTAGGATCTATTGGGTTCACTGGTCCTGCATCTCAGGTTCTGGATCCCAATCATTTCTACATGACAATTTCCTCCTGAAATGATTTCACTTCCCAATCCAATCAAGCACACCAAAATGTCTCTCAACACTCAACAACTCGCAAAACTCAAGTATGACTATTGCGAGCGGATCATTGATGGCATGGACATGGACACCCTAGTCCAGATGGCACATGATCTACTGATGGATGCCTATGCTGATTCAACCGAAGAGGACATGAAAGAAGAGATTCTGGATCTCTACGATGAAGAGTATCTGGAAGATCTCATGGAGAGTGTGACAGCTAGTTAAGTGGCACAACGGAGGGGTTGCATCCCTCCCTTTTGTCTCTATACTGACTTCAGTTCAACCAACCACCTGAACTCATGAGCATCGTCACTTTTCCTTCCATGTGGGGTGAGTACACTGTGACCCAGGCAACTCTCTGCCAGGAACCGTACATGTACTCCACCGCCAATCGTCGGTCTCAGAACTACATCTACTTTGAGACTGCATCCAATTCCGAAACGGTGCAGATCGTGACGAATTGCATCTATGAGGACACCGAGACTGGTGAGTGTACCACTCGCAGCAACTGGGGCACCCGTAAGTGTGTGCTGAAACCCCAGGCACGGGAGATCTGGAAGAAGTATCGTGCCAATGGTTACTCCCTGGATGTGAAGAAGATCAGCGGCAAGGAACTGGAGTGATGTGACAGTGGGGGGAGTGTCCACCATTCCCCCTACACTCCACAAAATCGTCTATTGTACCTAAGTGTTCGGGATTCAATCATGATCATCACCACTTTTGAGCAAGCACTCCTCGCATCTGACTACATCTATGATCCTCAAGTGGGATCGTACATGAAAGAAGATTCAAACGGTGATCTTCACACCTACATGAATGTTGAAGGTGCTGATTGGATCTACGAAAAGTATGACATCAATGATGTTGAACTTGTCTCCAAACCTTTCACTCTGGACTGATGAAAAGCATCGGGATCATCTACCTCATTTCCTTCGTGCTATTTGCACCAGTTCGTTATCATACGGGTGAAGCATTTCACACGGTTGGTGACTTCATTCAAAACACTGCAAAATGATTATGGAATCTGAACTTTATGAGCACAACATCAAATTGATGTCCGAGCATTTGCTAGGGAAACTGTTTGATCATGTTGAAAACCATAACATTCAATCTGCCGATGCAATCTATGAAGAATGGGTTGTAGATGGTAAAGATCCAGAAGAGGAAGATTACGTTTTTCTCTTTATTCAAAATCTTAATCTTGCATCGTGATGTCTTACACCTACACCGAGAATCAACAAATTGAAGAGATTTCTGGATGTTGGGAGGACTATCTGACTCCTGAGGAACATCTGGATGCACTGGATGCAAAACTTTATGAACAGTCCCAAGGATACCGAACCTGGCGAACTGTGAACAATTATTAACGGTCTGGTCACAGTTCCGCTCTTCGGGCGGTAGGATACGTTCAACCGCAAGGCACTCCCATGATTCTCTCAATGGCATCTGATCTCAAGACCCGTCGCATCGTATGGGCAGGTCGCATGACTGACGATGCACCTCAGACTTGTGGCATTGACCTCCCTCTGACTATTGAGTCCGAGTGGTTGGCGGGTGCCTATACTGGGAAGTATGCTCACGAAGCGACTCATGCTCGTGACCTCTGCTGCTTCTGATCTGTGCTACACTTCTCTCAGTTCAACCAACCACCTGAACTCATGAACACCTTCACCGTCACCCTGACCGAGGACCAGATTGAGACGATCCTCGCTGCAATGTCTGAATACATTCTGCACGACGATCCTGAGATTGATCCTGAGGACTTGATCGGCGGCACTCCTGTTGCCGAACGTGTGGAAGCGATTGAAGACCTTCTGCTCGCCGCCACTCAGGAGAACTGATCATGCAAAGCAACCACCTCACGGACTACATTCGTTCTAAGGGTCGGGACATTCCGACCACTCCCGCTCCCAAGCGTACTTTTCCCTGCACTATTGGACTTCGTACCTTCCAGACTGAGGAAGAGTATCAGGAGGCACTGCACGACTTCCTGAACGGTATGTGACAGTTCGAGGGCTGGCCCCTGGTGTCCGTGTTTGGTCGCCAGGGGTCTCTATATTGACTGAAGTTCCAACCACTAACGAACAATGTTCAGCACCACTCTCCAGCAGCAACAAGCACAAGAGACCATTGAGGCGAATGTACTCAAGTGGAGTCTGATGTTGTGTGATGCACTCACTCACAATGGACCTTCTGATCGTTATTTCTACACTCTAGAATCAGGTCGGAAGTATCATAAAGTCTTCATGCATATTGGTGAACGTCGTGATTCTATTCATGCCTTCATTGATAAGAATACTGGTGAAGTGTATAAACCTGCATCAATCAAGGCACCTGCGAAAGGTGTACGTTATGATCTGCGACTGATTGAGCAAAGAGAATGGTTGCTTGAGAACGCAGACTGGGCAGGAAGTTACCTGTATGCACGGTAAGGACAATCAGTAGACTGTCCACTGGGGGGATTGCCAAAGTCCCCCCACCATGCTTATTATGACTTCAGTTCAAACCAAGGACATGGACCTCTGCTCAACCACCTGGCACAACGGCACCAAGATTCCCCAACTGACTTCCATTCGGCAACTGAAGGAAATGCTCCGCAACTACGATGGCATGTTCCTGAAGGTGGACGGAGCGTATGTGGTGGACGTGAACCTGGAGGAGATGTGGTTTGACTCTCGCCAGGAACTGCTCCGCAACATGTCCTGGTACTGCTTCAACTGGGGAATGGAGTTCTGAAGAAATGTGACACGGGCGCACCATGCGCCCTACCGACCCTTTATAGTGACATCAGTTCAAACGACACCGATGACCATGACCCTGAACCTCACCGCTGAGCAGTTCGCCATCCTACAGACCCTGGTGAATGAAGGAATGGAGACCGTACTTGCTCCCTATGACGACATCGAAACCACCCCTACCCAGGATGCTAAGATCGCTGAGATCCTGGACGCTGTAACTTTCTTTAACAGTCACGCCATCACCTATTCCACCTGAGGCACTGGCACACGGGGGGATTGCCAAAGTCCCCCCACCATGCTTATTATGACTTCAGTTCAAACCACCACACCATGACCCGCACTCACGTTCTCCCCCTGGACCTCTGCACCGTGACCCTGACCGAGGCACAGTGGAGCACCATCCGCACTGCTTTGCTTACTCTTGCTTGCGACTGCCGCATCGCTGGTAAGAGCACTGATGCAGACTATTATCTGAACTCCTACAACACCCTGAAGGCAGCGATGGGCATGGACTCCTGACCTGCTACAGTACCCAAGAACAACACCACCAGACCGATGTTCCTCCCATTCTCCGAGACCTGGATCGCTACACAGTTTAGACTCAAAGAAACGTTCTACTTCAACGATGGCACCTCAGAGTCAACGTACAGAACAGTCACCCGATTGATCTCCAAACCATCACATGTCAACATCCAAGGAAGAACACTTACTGAATGGCAAGAACACAATCCTAACATCACAAAGATCACTCACACTTACACACCAATAGTAACTGAAGAGACTAACATTGAACACTTCAAGTTAGCAAACATCATTCACTCTAACGCAGGACAACTCTTTCTCTCCCAACTGTCATGAACCCCTCAATCATTGTCATTCCCAAGTCCAACAAAGCAAAGAACCGACTCGCTAATCTAATGAACAGTGACCCAATCGTAAGAGTAGAACAAGAAACACAGACACAGTTCTTCGTTGCTTCGTCGAATCAAATGAACTTTTTCTGGATTGATAAGAATAATGATAAAGATTGGAGTTTTATGCCTATGGAGTGCTAATGAATTACTTCGTCCATTTTATACTCAAAAGTAGTTAAAATGAGGTAAAAAGGTATTAAAAACGTTATTAAATGTGTTTGTAAATGTATTCGTGTGTTTTATGTTACTGATCATTATTAGTATCATTGTGGATGTATGATATGAATTCGTATCAAATAATGTACTTATTCGTCCTTATAATTCCTTAGAAATAGTGCTAGAAATCTTATGAAATAGTGCTAGAAATATTATGAAATAGTGCTAGAAATATTATGAAATAGTGCTAGAAATATTATGAAATAGTGCTAGAAATATTATGAAATAGTGCTAGAAATATTATGAAATAGTGCTAGAAATATTATGAAATGCTTCGGGGTCTTGTGGTCTTAGCGTGCGCTCTACCGATTGTCAACATAAAACTCCCAAATCCTCACAAATCCTCACAAATCTTAAAATACCTTTTTTGCTTTTTTATAATTTTTCAATTTATTACAATATCATAAAACCACAGAAATACTCCGAGATTTTATGATAGAATGGCACAGTACAGTTAGATATACATACACTCCTAATTTACACTGTACAATAACTCAGAGAACTTGTAAATATAATTTAATGGTTTGAAATAATTATATTTTGTCCTTTTTGATTCTTTATATTTTATTATTTTATGGCAGGGGCGGTGGCGACCGTTTGCGTCAACAGTGCTACCTCGCACCTCTCTCTTGATTGTCCCCATAGTCTACAGGCACCACCGACCCACAAGACCGCCACAGTAGACAGTCTGAGCAGTGGCACAAGACCCCGTAGACGGATCCGATCGGTACCTGTATTGTGATCTCAGTTCACAACCACTGAAATGAACTTTCAATTCTCCGCCGATTCCGTCAACACTGTACGAGAATTCTTCACTAATGAGGAGTGGGACATTATCGATCACGCTCTTTCAGAGTTCCAAGATCATTGCGGTGAGGATGAAGAACAAGACCGCAATTTCGATTCGGTCAATGCTAAACTGTCTGCAATGTTTAAGATGACTAAGTAACACAAATTCATAGAGAGTTAGTATATCTAACTCTCTTTTTTCTTTTTTATATTTTATTATTTTATTATTTTATATTTTATTATTTTATATCTTATTATTTTATGGCAGGGGAGGTGACGACCGTTTGCGTCAACAGGGCGACCTGACCCCTCTCTTGATTGTCTCCATATCCTACAGCATAAGGCAGCAGAGCACAAGGTAGAACGGTAGCAAGCGATACCAAAAACAGAATCCGATTGATCAGCAGACCTTATGGGATGAGTTTGGGAAACGGTATCGCTCGCTACCGTTTGGACTTGACCTACTCTAGGGTCTCGGGTATCTTTAGATCAGTCAAGGGAACCAACCCAACAATGCAAGTCGCACTTACTAAGGTCAGCACCAACGCTAAGACTGGACCGATTCCCACAAGTACAACTGAGCGGGCGTCGTGCTGGTCCGGATGCCCTTTCTACGATAAGGGATGCTACGCAAAGAGCGGACCTCAGGCAATCCATTGGCGCAAGACAAGCAGCGGCGAGCGTGGCACTGCTTGGGATGCCTTCTGTAGTGCAATTCGTAAACTCCAGCGAGGGCAATTGTGGCGTCACAATGTAAGCGGCGACCTCCCACATAACGGTCTGGGTGATATTGACGCCGCTAAAGTTGAGCAACTAGTTGACGCTAACCGTGGGCGCAAGGGATTCACTTACACCCACCATCCTTTGAATTCTGATAACATTCAAGTGCTGCAGAATGCTAACAACAAAGGATTCACGATTAACGCATCGACAGAAGATGTAGAGGTCGCAGATAAGGTGATGACTGAGCACAACATTCCCGCAGTTGCTGTAGTTAACTCTGAAGAATCCCGCCGATTCTTTACTACTAGCAGCGGACGCAAAGTTATCGTTTGCCCCGCAACAATCCATGAGAATGTAACTTGTGCCACTTGTGGTTTGTGTCAACAATCGGAGCGCCAGTTTATTATTGCTTTCCCCGCCCACGGTAACGCTAAGAAAACGGTCAACAATATTGTTGCCTAAAGTATAAAGAACCCTAGGGGCAGTTCGTTATAGTAACTGCCCCAACACTAAATGTCAAAAATCGATTTTTGCTTTTTTATATTTTTTCTTGTTTTATATCTTTATTCTTTATCCTTAAACTTTCGTTGTTATTCTTTATACGTCTACTCGATGTTTGCAATGTCTACTATATCTGAGCAATGATCAATTCTACCACTACTTTATGCGTCTCAGATGAGATTCAATGGACTCTTTATCATTAAGTTTTGTCAAAATATACTTGACATCACGAGACTCACGGTGATAAATGTAAAATAGCAGTGCTGATTCGTGGTCTTAAGTATACCTTTCGTTTTGTTAAGACTGTATCGTGGTGAACAGCAGTTGCCCGTGATCCGTGGTATGGCGCGGGGTTTGCCCTTGCGGTTTAAAAACCCCAAACTACCCTAACCTACAACGAACCAAAATCGCTTGAGATATCATAAATCCAAAAAAATTTCCCAGGACCCCACAAGACCTCCCAACCTCCACAAGACCTCCCATACCTTAAAGGGACCCCCATTTGCCGCCCAGGAAAAAAAATTCCCAGGGGTAAAAACGGTCTCAAAGGTCCGCAGAGAATATATAAAAGGAAATGGGGGTTGAAGATGAACTTAGAGAGCCACGAAGTTGAGTTATTGGTGGAGACAATTGAATATAGGATTGAGAACGACGTTGAGTTAATCAGAGATGTAAATACCAAAGATGATCTCACGTACTTATTGGAGAGACTTGAAGATGAATACGTATAATATCTCAGTAAATGGGGTAACAGTTTTTGAGAGAGTACCTGAAAGTAAGGTAAAGGAGTATCAGAACTGCGTAAGAAATTTTATTTTTATGGGTAGTTCAAAGACTCTCAAGGACGTTGAGGCAGGTATCAAAGCGACTCTAAATACTTAAAGGTTGACCATTGCAATAATTGACTTGTGGTGGTATAATAGTTTCGTAACTCATTCATTTTTATGGCTAAAGGATTTACAATCAAAGCGACTGCACCAAAGAATCAGGACTCGGCAGAAGAGTTTGATTTGGAAGCAGCGAAAGAGATGATGCGTGGTAAGGCATTAGTATTCTGTCTACCTGGACGTGGATGTTCTTATACGTTTTTAAAAGCATTCGTACAGTTGTGTTTTGATCTTGTACAGAACGGTGCAAGTATTCAGATTTCACAAGACTATAGTTCCATGGTGAACTTTGCACGTTGTAAGTGTCTTGGTGCAAATGTTCTTCGCGGACCGAATCAGAAACCATGGGATGGTAAACTTCAGTATGACTATCAGTTGTGGATTGATAGTGACATTGTGTTTGACACTGAGAAGTTTTATCGTCTGGTTGCAATGAATAAGGACATTGCCGCTGGTTGGTATTGTACTGAGGATGGAAGAACGACATCTGTTGCCCACTGGTTAGAGGAAGGTGATTTCCGTCAGAATGGTGGCGTGATGAATCATGAAACTCTAGAGACGATGAGCAAGCGTCGCAAGCCCTTCACTGTGGATTATACTGGATTCGGATGGGTTCTGATTAAGAACGGAGTCTTTGAGAGTCTTGAGTATCCCTGGTTCGCTCCGAAGATGCAACAGTTTGAATCTGGAGAAGTTCAGGATATGTGTGGCGAGGATGTCTCATTCTGCTTAGATGCGATTGACAAAGGATATGAGATCTGGTGTGACCCTCAGATTCGTGTGGGTCATGAGAAGACTCGTATTATCTGATGTCTGGTTATGTTCTGATGCTTCTTTTGAGTTCTTCTGAGGAGTATCAGAAAAAACCGCTTTCTAAAATCCTTCAAAAAACCGTAGACAAAACATTATTGGAGTATTATCATGGCTAAATCAAAAGTTGGACTGGTGAAGACTGGTTATAATCCTGGTCCTCCGAAAAAGACCCGTCAGGGATGTGGTGGTGGCACCAAGTATGCAGCATCATCCCGCAATGCCGCCCGTAAGAAGTATCGTGGACAAGGTAGAGGGTAATGTACTTAGAAGGTAACGAGGAATGGAATCAAATACATTCTGAGGACCTTTGGGTATATAATAAATTAATACTAAGTCGGGTTTTGGGTTATACTTGTGGACCTGTTGGCACAAGTGTTCCCAGACCCGATTTTTATATCTTACGTCCAAGTATGAATTTACTTGGTATGGGTCGCTTTGCCCGTAAGGAATACATCTACAAGTATACTGATTCATATCATCCTTCAGAATTCTGGTGTGAAATCTTTGAAGGTGACCATATTAGTGTTGATTATCAGAATGGTGAACAAAAACTATCTGTTATCGGCATAAGAGATGATATGAATCCACTCTATAAGTGGGACGCATGGAAAAAAGTGAATATTGAGGTCCCATTTCCTAAAATTTTAACGAATCTGAAGGGAAATTATGAATGGATCAATTGTGAGTTTATAGGAAATCGTCTGATTGAAGTGCATTTCCGTCAGAATCCAGACTTTAGGTATGGCAATACTGTTGCAATACCAGTTTGGGATGACTCAAATCTATCAGAATATCAAGATTACACCTTCATTGAGGATTCTGACTACATGAGAAGAGGTTTCATGGTAAAATAAATACATCATAAGGGATAGCAACCCCTCTAAAAGTTCTGTTTTTTCATAAAAACAGGAGCTAAAATGGGACAATCACCTGTAGATAGAAACCAAGACTACATGAGAGAAATGTGGGGAACCACAAAACTCATTACAGACTACGGTTCAATGCAAAATACTCAGAAAAGAGTGCTGACAGAGGTTATGAATGACCATGCACCACTTCATGATCTGAAAAAACAGTCTGAGTTACATGAAAAAATCAGAAATGATGAAGATTATGATGATTGGAGTTATGGAACTGAACCCTCATACGGGAAGAAATGGTAGAAAACCATTATAGATAGTATATTCAGTGTAACAACTTGGATGGCTGTATCAATTTCTCGTGCTTTTAGAGACATTAGTTTGTCTTTTACGAGACATCCTGTCACAAATGATATCACTATTCTCAGAAATGAGGATGCAATTAAGAAATCTGTCATTAATTTGGCGAGAACTCGTCTGAATGAGAGATTTTTTAATGATTTGCTTGGCACATCCATTGAAGATTCAATGTTTGAGTTGAATAACTCAGACATTTCTTCATTTTTAGAAGAGGAAATCAAGACCTTACTCAAGAATTTTGAACCAAGAATCAAATTGACCAATGTTTACATTGATTCTCAACCAGATTCTAACGATTTGTACATCAGAATTGAGTATGATATCACTGGATTACCTTTTCCAACGCAGAATATAGAGTTTATCTTACAACCGACTAGGGTATAATGTCATTCAATCAGTTCACAAATCTAGATTTCAATGATCTAAGGACTCAGATTAAGTCTTATCTGAGGGCCAATAGCAATTTTACTGATTTTGACTTTGAGGGATCAAATTTTTCGGTCCTGATTGATACTTTAGCGTATAATTCTTATATCACCGCCTACAATACCAACATGGCGGTGAATGAATCCTTCATTGATAGTGCTACTTTACGTGAAAATGTCGTTTCTTTGGCGAGAAACATTGGTTATGTACCAAGATCAAAGAAGGCATCTGTCGCAAGAATCAGTTTTTCCGTTGATGTGAGCGGAACTCCCGCCAGAGCAGTTAAATTAAAGGCAGGAGTTGTCGCTTTAGGTTCTGTAGTCAATGGAAACTACATTTTTTCCATCCCAGAGGACATTACAGTCACTCCAGATGCTGATGGAATCGCCTCTTTTAGCGATATTGAGATTTACGAAGGTAATTTACTGAGAAAGTCCTTTACAGTTGACTATTCTCAACCAGATGCAAAGTATATTCTTCCAAATTCTGATGTTGACACGTCTACAATTCGTGTTTCTGTAACATCTACCGCAGTTGAGACATATACTGTATACAAAAACATCTTTGAGGTCAATTCTGACTCAAGATTATTCCTGGTTCAGGAGATTGATGATGAAAAATACCAGATTCTCTTCGGAGATAACATCTTAGGTAAGAAACCTGAAAATGGTTCAACTATTAATGTAAGTTATATTGTTACAAATGGTGATGCAGCAGATGGTGCTACGAATTTCAACTTCTCTGGCAACTTAGTCTATCTGAGAGGTGGAAATGAAGTACAGATCACATCTGGAGTATCCGTTCTAACGACCACCCAGGCGTCTGAAAATGGTGATGACATAGAAAGTATTGACAACGTTAAATACCTTGCTCCTAGGGTCTATGCATCGCAGTACAGAGCGGTTACAGCGAATGATTACACTAGTCTGATTCCATTTTTATACCCCAATATTGATTCCGTCAGTGCATATGGTGGAGAAGAGTTAGATCCACCACAATATGGCAAAGTCTTTATTACAGTCAAGCCAAAAAATGGTGAGTTCTTGTCTGATGTTGCAAAAGATTCAATCAAGAATGACCTGAAGAAGTACACGATTGCTGGAATCAAGCAAGAGTTTGTTGATCTTAAGTATCTTTACGTTGAGTATGACTCAACCGTATCATACGACCCAGGTCAAGTCACCAATTCTCAAGACCTGCACTCTAGAATCTCCGCTGCAATTGAATCATACTCAGATTCAGCAGATATTAACTCTTTTGGTGGAAGATTCAAGTACAGTAAACTCCTGTCGCAAATTGATAGAGTTGATTCTGCCATTACATCAAACATCACAAAGGTTGTAATGAGAAGGAACATGGTTCCTGCATACAACGCTCTTGCAAACTATGAGATTTGTTATGGAAACCAGTTCCATGCAGAACTAGAAGGATTTAATATCAAGTCTTCTGGATTTACTGTAGATGGCATTGAAGGTACACTTTATCTGACAGACATACCAACAGTTTCTTCTGGAGGAACTACTGCTACCAATTCTACTGATGCTGCAAATGTATTCTCAGCAAGACCATTACAGGTCAATGTAAAGACAGGATCAATCTCAATCATCAGTGTAAGCAGCGACAATAAGGTTAGAACAGTAATACCAAATGCAGGAACTGTTGATTATGTAAGAGGGGAGATTATCCTGTATCCAATCACAATTACATCAACAGTTCTGGAGAATAGAATTGAAATCTCGGTAATTCCAGAATCAAATGATATTGTCGCAAAAGAGAATCTTTATATTGTCCTAGATACTACAGGAAATAGCATCCTCTCACTCAAGGAGGACTTGATTTCGTCTGGATCCAATAGATCTGGTACGAATTACATACCACCATCAAGTTTCAACAGCAACAAAAAATACACAAGATAAGAAATGGCAGATAAAAAAGTAAAGATCTCTAATATTCTGGGCAGTCAGATCCCAGATTTCATTCAGGGTGAAAGTCCTCTGTTCAAGGAATTTTTAGAGCAGTACTATGCTTCAGAAGAGCATGAGTATGGTACAACTTATCTTGCCGACAATCTTGATGACTTAAAAGATATCTCTAAGATATCCGATATAGTATACGCTGCTGTTCCAGTAGCATTAACTGAAGATACATATCACCTTGATGAAGTAATTAATGTCAATACGACTGAAGGATTTCCAGATACCTATGGTCTAATTAAAATTGACAATGAAATTATTACGTATACTGGAAAAACTGCAACTTCGTTTACTGGTTGTGTTCGTGGTTTTAGTGGCATATCCAAAATTGAAAGCAGCAGCAATCCAGAATTTTTAACTTTTAGTGATACGGAAATTGATTATCACTATTCTGGTTCTACTGTCCAAAACCTTAGTCTGCAGTTTTTAGGACAGTTCTACAAAAAGTTCAAGTATCAATTCCTACCAGGCTTTGAGAACAGACAGTTTAAGGATGTATCTGTAGAAAATATTCTCTCCAGAGCAAAAGATTTTTATAGTTCAAAGGGAACTGACACTGCATTGAAGATTTTATTCAATGTTTTATTTGGTAAAAATGTTGAGGTACTAAAACCATTTGATAATACCATTGTTTTATCAGAAGCAGATTGGAGCATTACAGATGATATCATTGTAGAAGCAATTTCTGGCGATCCAACTAAGTTAACTTCAACTACTTTATTCCAAGGATCTACTTCAAATCCTACTGCTACTGGAGCAATTTCTAATGTAGAGGAAGTATTTTTAGGAAATAAGAGATATTTTAAACTTTTGCTGTCTAATGATTCAGTTGTCAATACCTTTGATGTTGGCAAAAAGACCAAAGTAACCAGTCTGACTAGCACTGAAACTGTAGTTACTGTAGATTCCACTGTTGGATTCCCAGAATCTGGAACATTTTACTACTTAGATTCTTTAGGTGAATACTCAGAAGCAACTTATACATCCAAATCATACAACCAATTCTTTGGATGTGTCGGTCTTACAACTTCATTAGCAGAAAACACTCCAATTATTGGAGATCAATTTGTATATGGATTTGAAGATTTTGATACGACAAGCGTCTGCCAAATGAGAATTGTTGGATCAATTAATGGATTCAACAGAAACTTAGGAAATACAAAATATTTCTCAGTTGGTGATGAAGTATCAGTAAAATATCTTGGTGAAAAAGTAGATCCAGCTGATAAAAAGTTTAATAATTGGTTCTACAATAATGTATCATATACAGATGTTGATGTAGTAGATCCCTCTACGAATACAATTACAACAAAAGTAAGACACTTCTTACACAAAGGAGACAAAGTTAGTATCCTAAGAAAGTCAACAAGTGCAGTTGTAGTTGACAATGTAGAAGTTAATGATGTTTCTAGTGATTTAATATTCCAAATTTCTTCTGGAACACTGCAACTTGGTGTTGAATATACCGTAAAGAAAAATATCAGTTATGCTAAGTCAACTCTGAATTCAAGTTCAGTACTCTCTAACATCCAAAATTCATTCACTGACGAGGAGAGAAACACTTACGTTGCGTTTTCTGGTCTGCCATCATATGAGTCAATCCAGACAACTAACAGAGCAAAAACATTTACTTCCTCAGACATAAATCAGTCTTCGGACACTATAAACATTTCTCAGCATGGTTTCTTCAATGGTGAGAAAATATACTATCAATTAGTATCTGGTGTTTCTGGTATTGGAACTGGATACTACTACGTCAATAAGATTGACAATGATAACTTCAAATTGACATTAAGTCCATCTTCAATCTATACAAATTCAAATGTAGATCTGACTGGTATTGGTACTACAGATCAGCATATTGTAACTCCTGCTGATTTGTTTGGACTTAACCTTGAGAATCAGAACAACTTTAAGAGAATATACAGAAACCCAAAGCAAGTCAAAGAAAATAGAAATATTGTTGGTCCAATTGGTGTTGCACTAAATGGATTGGAACTTTATTCACCAATCTCAAAAGATTCTATTTTCTATGGTCAACTTGAAGGAATTTCAGCACTGGAATCTGGCACTGGTTATGACATAAACAATCCACCAGAATTGTTAATAAGTGATGACTCTGGTACTGGAGCAGTTGCACATGCAAACTTCAGTGGAAAAATTGAAGAGATTGTTTTAGAAACCAAAGGATTTAATTACTCAGAAGTCCCATCAGTTAACATTACTGGTGGAAATGGATCTGGTGCAGTATGTGAAGCAAAGATGAGAGGTTACACTCATTCTGTTTCATTTACTGACCTTGATGTAGACTTATCTACAGATAGCATCACACTATCAACCCCACACAAATTCTTAGATGGTGAAGAGGTTGTTTATGTTGCGTCTGGTACTCCAATTGGTATTGGTAGCACAAACGTAGGATTCTCTACGACTAGACTGTCTGGTGATAATGTTTATTACATTGCGAAGAAGAGTGATACATCATTCTCACTTGCAACAACAAAAGCAAGAGCCTTAGCAAAGACAAATCTGGTTGACTTTAATGCTTTTGGTAACCAAGACCACACAATTAGGTCAAAACAGGTCAGAAATATCATTGATAGAATTATTGTAAAGGATAGTGGATCTTCATATCAGAACAAGAAGGTAACTATTGATGCTCAGCAGTATCCACCTTCAGACCAAAGAGACTTATTCAGCACTTTTGTTGGCATTAACACTCATGATAATTATGTTTATGCAAGAAATCATGACTTTAAAAATGGAGATCAGGTTGTATACTCCGTAGATGGAACTGCAATTTCTGGATTATCTACAACTTCATACTATAAAGTTACAGTTGTTGATAGAGATAGATTCAAATTAAGTGATGCAGGAACTGCATCTACAATAACAAGCACAAACTACGATAGAAAGATATTCGTATCTTTGGGCGATGTTGGAGTAGGAACTCACACATTTGCATACCCAAGTATTCAGGTTGTAATTGATGGACTTGTTTCCATTGGATCAAGCACAACCATCCCATCGTACTACAATGCTACTGCAACAGCAAGTGTTAAGGGTGGTGTAAGTGGAGCATTTATTCAGTCGGGTGGTGTTGGATTTGGTGTCACCGATATCATAAATTATGTGAGAAGACCAGCAATCAGACTCCTGACTGGTAAGAATGCAAATATCAAACCAGTTGTTGGGTCCGATGGCACTATAACTAGCGTATTCATTGTAAATTCTGGATCAGAATACACTACCCCACCAAAACTGGAAGTCATTGGTTCTGGGTCATTTGCAAGATTAAAGGCAAATATTTCTGGTGGACAGATTACATCTGTAGATATTCTAGACGCAGGTAAGAATTATAAAGCAAGTGACACATCAATTAAGGTCATTCCAACAGGTGAAGGTGCCAAGTTAAATGCAGAAATCCATGAATGGAAGTTCAATAATCTCAAGAGATACGAGAATGTTATTTCTGCTACGTATAGAGATACTGTTCAAATAAGATCGGAAGTTTCTTCTAGGGGCAAGAAACTTTCTACTTTCTATCCTGGAAGATTCTACAGAAGTCTGCTTGATGACAACGTAGTATTGACCTCATCTGGTTATGAGGAAAAGACAACTGGTCTTGCTCATTCTCCTATTATTGGTTGGGCCTATGATGGAAATCCAATCTATGGTCCATATGGTAATGGAAAAGCAATTCCAGACTCTTCTGGAACTGGTGGAATTAAGAAGATTTATTCTAGTTACTCAGAAAATATAGTTTCAAACACTGGACTCAGACCTCCATTCGGTTCTGGTTATTTCACTCAGGACTACATTTACGATGCGAATGGTGATCTTGACGAGTACAATGGAAGATACATTGTCAACTTAGACTTCCCTAATGGAACTTATGCATATTTTTCAACTCTGGACTTAAATGATAACTTATCATATCCATATGTAACATTTAAGCATAGAAATGGAACTGATGAATTCAATTACAATGTATTAGTAGACCAATCTGATGCTCATATTAACAGTGGACTCTATAAGAGAAATGTATCGCATCTCGGATTAAATGAGGCATCAAGAAGATATCCATTCCTTTTTGATTCGCTAGATTCAAATCCAGTCTTACAAGTAGAATCAGTAGACTCTGCAAAAATTACTCAAATTGATGTTGTATCACCTGGATCATCTTATAAAGTAGGAGAATCCCTCACTTTCAATCAGAATGAACTTGATTGTGAAATCAAAGAGGTATTGGGCAAGACTATTGTATCAATAGCAACTTCAGATCTTATATCTGATAATGTTACATTCTCAGTTAAAGAAAATACAATTACTGGATTTACAACAGTTGCTCACAACTTTGTGGATGGGGACACTGTAGAGATCTCTGGTATTTCTTCTTCCCTGTATAAAGACCTGGAAGGATTCCGAGTTGTTGGAGTCAGTACAATTAATGCATCTCTGTCTGTTGCTCTTGGTACAACTTCGGTAACTGGACTCAGCACTTTTATTAGTATTTCTGAACCAACCAGCACCAAGAAATTTGAGAAGAACGATACCATCAAACTTGGTTCTGAGGAGGTCCTAATTACCTCTGTAGACCGTGTTAACAACAAGTATGGTGTCCTTAGGGCAAGGAATGGTACAACAGGTTCTGCACACACAGAGAGTACTCTCGTAACGAAACTTTCTAAGAAGTTTACGTTCAATGTAAACAAAAAATTAGAAAATAAGAACGTAGAGACAGGTTACTCGCAGTTCTTTAGTGCAACGGGTTCCGTTGGCATTGGAACAACATATTCTTCGGTTGTAGTTGGAACTGCTGGAAGCACGAACGTTACAAAATCAATTCCACCAAGATCAATCTATCTCCCATATCATAGATTCAATACTGGCGATGAATTATCTTATGTTTCGTACAGTGGAACTATTACTGCTTCATCTTCTGATGCATTAACTCCAACGTTTAACTTAGATGCATTTGATAAACTGTATTGTGTTAAGTTGAATGATGAATATATTGGTGTTTCTACAGCAAAAGTTGGATTCACTACCAACTATGTTTATTTCACTGCTGTTACTGGAGATTCACACAACTTTGAAGTCATCAAGACTAATTTAACTGGATCTGCTAAGAAAGTTTCTGCTACTGTTACCCTGGATACACAGCATTCACTGGCGGTTGGTGATGGAGTTAGATTAAACGTAAAACCAAGCAGAACACAAAACTTTGACTTTAGATTTAATGATTCAATCAAAAAACTTGTCGTAAACCCAGTTTCCTTTGCATCTACTGCAATTGGCGTTGGAACTACAAATTCATCCATCACTTTGAGTAATCATGACTTCAATACAGGAGACATTGTTGTTTATGTGAACTCGGTTGGAATCGCTACTCCTCTCCAGAATAACGGAATCTATTATGTGATTAAGGAATCGGATGACACGATCAAGTTAGCTGAGACTGAGTATGATGCTTTATCGTTCCCATACACACATATTGGAATCACCACATATGGATCAGGAACTCATGAAATTGCCAAGATCAATCCGAAATTAGAATTCTATAGAGGAAATAATGTTTCTATTGCAGTATCTCATGTCAGTTTGGTAGACTATGACGTAAACTTCTATACTGATAATCAGTTCAAGACTAGGTATGAGTCTGGATCAATCATCAAGAAAGGAACATTTGGTGACTTAAATCCAAGCACTGAGATTTCTATCAGTGTTTCTGATACGTTACCAGAAAGTCTTTTCTACAGAGTAGAGGGTGATGACTTAAATTACACTAATACCTTCCCATCATCTGCAAATACAGACGTTGACAATTACTCTTCAATTGATATCTTAAATTCTAAATTCAACAAGTTACATACTGTTTCTGGGATCGGAAGCACCACATTTGAGTTTACTCTTGTTGGTAGTGCAGAAACAAACTCTTATACTTCCTCTGGATTTAGTTCTGCGATCTATTCAACCAATTCCCCAACGGAAACTGGTGGAATTTATTCAGTAAGAATTTCTAACTTCGGAAAACCAACAAAAGTACTTCCACAATTGACTTCCATTGGATCCACCACTGGATCAAATGCTCTGATTTCGGTAAAATCAAATTCTATTGGAAGAATTGTTGATAGTGAAGTCATTCGTCAAGGATTAGAATTCACAGAAGACAAGACACTTGCACCAAAAGCAGACTCAAATCTGGTACTGAACTTAAAGAATGTATTCACTCTAAAGTCAGTTGGTGTAACCACTGGCGGTAAAAATTATACTGGAGCACCAACGGTTGTTGCAATTGGAAACTCTTCAATTCTAACCGATACAACTATTCAAGGTAACTCAGTATTTTCAGTTGAAGTTCTGTCCAGTGATAGTAACCTTTCGGAAGATCTTAGAGTAATTCCTACAAATAACTCAAATGGTGTTGGTGTAATCAACGCTACTTCATCCTTTGCAACGAATACATTATTCTTAAGAGCACCCATCATTGGATTTACAGAATTCCCATTTGCGGTAAATGATGAAATCTATGTTGAAAATATCAAGATTACCAACTCAGCAGATGGTTATAATTCAAGTGATTATGGTTATCGTAACTTTACCGTTACTGGTATCAATACTGTAAGTGGTTCCGAGAGCATTACATACTCCATTGCTGGAATTGGAAGCACTGGTGGATCATATGACCCAACTAGCACCTTTGGTAGAGTCATTAAGTCCAACAACTTAGCAGTTCTTCAACCAGAATTTGAAAAAGTCAAGTTCTTTGAGGGCGAAAAGATTACATCTCAAGATGGAAGTGCCACTGGAGTTGTTGCTAAGAATGGATGGGATCCAGAAGCACAAACACTCAAGTTAACTGATGTTACTGGGAAGTTTGAAAAGGAAGACGTTATTGTTGGAAAAACAAATAACTTCAAATCAACAGTATCTGATATCTTCTCATTTGATTTTGACTTAAGTGTTGGAAGTATTGTTGAGGATGAGAGTACTTGGAAAACTGATACTGGAAAATTAAATTCCGATTTGCAAAGAATTCATGATAGTGACTACTATCAAAGATTCTCATACTCAGTAAGAGGTGAGGTTCCATATCAAAATTGGTCAGAACCAGTTAATAGTCTGACACATGTCTCTGGATATAAGAATTTTGCTAATTTGGAAATTATCAATGGAATTGGAAACACAGTTGGAATGAGTATAACTGATACTCAGATTGATTTGAATGTTGAGGTCAATAGTCTGGCATCTGTACATTCTATCAGTCATTATGATCTTGTTTCCGAAGATACCACTGATTCTTCACTTTCCAAGATTGTTAAGTTTGATTCAAAAGTTATTACTGATTATAACGAGTCAAGAACAAATAAAGTTCTCTTGATTGATGATATTAGTCCACAATTCACAGGATTCGTAACTTCTACTGGTGGTGGAATCGTAGGTCTCTCTACTTTTGCACTCTTCACTGGTGGTGATACTCTATTCTATCACACCTTTGATCCTACAGGAATTGATACTTCTACGTCAACAATTACAATCCCAAGACACAATTTCAATACTGGGGAGCAATTAGTATACTCACCAACAAATAATGATCTGAATAGTGGATCTTCTATTGGAATCGTCACCACGAGTTCACTGGGAATAGGCATAGGAACCACCAGTATCCTCCCAGAGACGGTCTATGCGATTAGGGTGACGGAAGATAAGTTACAACTCGCTATAGGTGCCTCGGAGGCGACTGCAGGAACTGCTGTTACATTTACTACACTCACTGGAATTGGACTCACGCACAGTTTAGAAGTTGATAGTGATCTTGCAAACACAAGAACAATTATAACATTAGACAATATCATCCAAAGCCCAATATCAAGAAAGGACGTTTCAGTTTCTCTGTCATCTGCTGTTGGTATAGGTTCTACTGTAGTATTCTTGAATGACGTTTCAAACGTTGTAGGTAAGTCTTTACTTAAGATTGAAGATGAGATCATTAGAGTTGAACTCGTTGGCGTTGGAGCAACTAATTCTCTTGATGTCATTCGTGGACAAATGGGAACAGTTGCGGCAGCACACACTGTTGGTGCAGCAGTTACAGTTCTCTCTGGAGATTATAGAATCCACCATGGAAACATATACTTCACTGAATCACCATATGGTCCTGCTGGAATTGGATCACTCACTACCAGAACTTCATTCTCTGGAAGAGCATTCTATCGTCTGAATTATGACACAAACCTGATCATTGATGATATTTCAGAATCATTTGATGGTGCAACTGATAAGTTTAACCTGACTTCAAACTCACAAGGAATTAGTGGAATTCAGTCTAGTTTCGGTGCTATTCTAATCAATAACATCTTCCAAAGACCTTTCTATGGTGATGTTGGATCAATCTTAGAATCTGATTATCAGATTGTAGGTACAGGTCAAACAATTGACTTCACTGGAACTGGTGTTGAGGATCTTCCAAAAGGTGGAATCATTAATGAATTTGATGTTGGAATTGGAAGTGGTTATCAAGTACCAAGAAGAGCACTTGCAACAGCAGTTGTCTCTGCTGGCGGAACTATCCAATCTATCGGTCTCTCCACTGGAGGATCTGGTTACATTGGTGTGCCTAGAGTCTCTATTGCGGATACTCTTGGTGTTGGAGTTGGTGCCTCTGTAATTGCATCTGTTACCGCTGGATTGGTCACTTCATTTACAATTGCAGTTGCTGGTAGTGGTTACACAAGCACAAATCCACCTCTTGTTGTAATTGATGAACCAAAACCATACAAAAATATTCCACTCTCTGGTGGTCAGGGATCTGGAGCTAAGATGGATGTTGTTGTTGGAACTGGAGGAAGCGTAGTATCCTTTGATATCTCTGATCGTGGACTTGGTTACGAAATCGGTGATGTACTGACTCTGACTGAACTTCCTTTCCAAGTTGGAATTGGCACAAGCAATTTTGAAATTACTGTTAGAAATAGATACCAGAACAAGTTCTCTGGATGGACATTTGGACAGTTATTGGAATTGGATGACTTCAGTGATCTATTCAATGGATTCAGAAAATCATTCCTGCTCACAAGAACTATTGTTAATAAGGAATACTACAGTATAGTTGCACAGAGTGGATCTGGAATTGTTCTTGCTAATAATCTCATGATATTCTTGAATGATGTTCTCCAGAAACCAGGACAAGACTACACATTCAGCAGTGGAACTCGCTTAACATTCAGAGAAGCACCAAGACCAGGAAGCAAACTGAAGGTATATTTCTATGTTGGTTCTTCTAGTGACTATATTGAAGTTGATGTTGATGAGACAATCAAACCTGGAGATAGATTAACTTTACAATCTCAAGGTAATGTTCTTCAGCAAGGAGAGAGAATCATTTATGAACTGATTGCATCAGATACTGTAGAAACCCAAAACTATAGTGGTGTTGGTATTGTAACTGATACTGCATTCACAAGACCAACTATTTGGACTAAGCAAACTTCTGATTTGATTATTGATGGTGAAAAGGTATCTAAGGAAAGGGATTACCTTGAACCACAAATCTATCCAAATACAAATATTATTGCATCTGTTGGATCAACTGACACTAAGATGTACGTGAAGGATCCATATTTGTTCAGCAGGATTGATGACCTTGGACAAACTCTCAATGACATCATTATCGTTGGACTAGGTACAACAGCAGTTACAGAAGTAATTAAGACTGTAACATATCAGGGTGATTATGGACTGGTTATCGGTATCGGAACCAGTGCTACTGGAATTAATACTACTTCGCCAATGCTTGAGATTGATTTGATTCCACATCCAAACATCTACAGCAGCAGTCCAAACAATTCTCAAGTATCTAAACCTGGAATTTCAACAGGTGACTACTTCGTCTTAGAGAATACAATACTTGGAAGTGGAGTTACTTCTATTGTTGACGATGTATCTAATGTTGTTGCTATTGGAAATAGTTTCATTGATAATGTTTATTATGCAAGCAAAGTTACTTCAATTGGAAGTTCTTCAATTCGTGTTTCAGTAAACGTAGATTCATTAAACGGAATCAACACCTCAACTCTTCCAACTGATTTGGAAAGATTTGGTAATTACACCTGGGGTTCTATTGATATTTCATCCAGATCAACTACAAACTCCAGAGCATTTGAGTTCTACAATGAAAATGGATTAGTTGGAATTGAAACTTCTGCACACGTTTCTAGAATTCTCCAAATGAGATTAGCTTATTAATTTAAGTATAAATAGTCAAAAATCGCACTGACATGCCAGCTATAATCACTGACCAATTTAGAATATTAAATGCTGAGACTTTTGCAAAGAGTTTCACAGGGATTGGTACAACCACAAATTATTACTACACATTTCTGGGACATCCAAATCCCACCAATGTGGATATTGATAATTATGGTGATTCTAATTGGTCAACTAGTCCACCAGATCCAAGAGATTCATTTGAGCAGGAAGACTCATATCATGACAGTATGCTCTTCCTCAAGAGAGTAACTGCAAGCGATGTTGCTAGAATTATCACAAGATATACCTGGCAGTCTGGTATAACTTATGACATGTATAGAAATAATTATGACATTGATAATGCTGCACCCCAGACAAACGCAAAAACACTGTACGAATCTCGTTTCTACGTTGTAAACTCTGAGTATAAGGTTTATATTTGTTTGAACAATGGTGCAAACCCAGACTATCCAAATGGACAAAAGTCTCTGAATGAACCAAACTTTGTAGACACTGTTCCCCAACAAGCAGGTAATGGTGCTGATGGATATCTTTGGAAGTATCTCTATACAATTTCTCCAGCAGATATCGTAAAGTTCACAACTGATAATTATATTCCACTCCCAAGTAATTGGGGAGATGCTAATACCGAAGATGTAAAGAATGCTGCAGTTGAAGGCAAGTTAGAAACAATTGTTATTAAGAATAGAGGTAGTGGATATTCTCTGAGTGGAGGTTCTTCTACTGGAACAGTCTCCAATATTCCAATTCTTGGTGACGGCACTGGTGGATTTGCATCAGTCTCAATCACTGGTGGAGAAATCACCAGCGTTCAGGTCACAAATGGTGGATCTGGTTATACCAAGGCACTTTTAAATTTCGGCACTACATCATCTGGATCGGTTGCAGTTGTAAGTGGAAGCGGTGGTCAATTTGAAGTAATCATTCCACCAAAAGGTGGACATGGTAAAGATGTATATCGTGAACTTGGATCACATAGAGTCATGGTTTACTCCAAGTACGATGCTGATCCTGATTATGTGATCGGAAACACCTTCTCTCGTGTTGGTATCGTAAAGAATCCAATCACTTATGGAAGTCAGACGGACATAATAAATACTTCTACCGCAACTAATCTTGGGGCGTTGAAGTTGACACCAATCGGTGCTGGCAATACGTCAGACACTTTATATCCTGAGAATGCATTAATCACACAAACTGTTGGTGTTGGGTCTACTGCTGTTGGTTATGTTGCTTCCTGGGATAAAAACACAGGAGTTTTGAGATATTATCAACCAGTCGGTCTTTCTACATTAGCAACATATGATTATAAACTTTATGATTTTGTTGGTGCTGCAGCAACGGTGAATTGTACATCTATTACTGGAGCGGCACTGATACCAGACACAAATTTTAATACCAACACCATTCAAGTTGGCGGAAAAATCGTAAATCTGGGTCAAACATTTACTTCAGGAAAAGCAAATCCAGATGTAAAGAAATATTCAGGTGAAATCATCTATATTGACAATAGAGCACCTATAACGAGATCATCCTCGCAAAAAGAAGAAGTAAAAATTGTAGTAGAGTTCTAAGAACATGACCCAGAACACCAATTTAAATGTCTCTCCATATTTTGATGATTTTAATGAAGACAAGAACTATAATAAGGTTCTGTTCAAGCCTGGATACCCAATCCAGTCTAGGGAATTAACTACATTACAATCAATTCTTCAAAACCAAATAGAGAAATTTGGTCAACACTTTTTCAAAGAAGGATCTGTCGTCATTCCTGGCGGCACTTTTTATGACGATAACTATTTTGCAGTAAGAATAGATCCAAACTTCTTAAGTATTCCAGTTTCATCTTACATTAGTTACTTAGTCAGCAATAATATTGAGATTGAAGGACAAACTTCTGGAGTAAGAGCAACCGTTGTCAATAGTCTGACTTATCTTGAGTCAGAAGATGGTTATGATACTCTTTATGTCAAATACACAAGATCAGGAAGTGATGGAACAACTAAAGTTTTCCAGAATGGAGAAAACTTAATCACTCTTTCTGATATTAATTTCTCTTCTACATCAATTAGCGCAAATAATCAATTTGCAAGATGTATTATTTCAGATTCTACTAAGATTGGATCTTCTGCCTCGCTTAGTGAGGGTGTATTCTTCATTAGAGGATATTTTGTAAAGGTTCCATCCTCAACCATAATATTAGATCAATATAGCAACAGTCCAAGTTACAGAGTTGGTCTTACCATCACTGAAGAGATTGTCACTGCCTCTTCACAAAACTCTGATCTTTATGATAATGCTCAGGGATTCTCTAACGAATCAGCACCTGGTGCAGACAGATTCAGAATTACTGCATCTCTCAGTAAAAAACTGTTAACTGACACAAATGACTTAGATTTTGTGGAGTTAATGCGTGTTGAGAATGGTGTATTACAGACTTTTGTCAATAAGACTGATTATAACGTATTCAAGGACGAATTAGCAAGAAGAACTTATGATGAGTCTGGAGATTACTACGTAAAACAGTTTGCACTGGACGTTAGAGAATCTCTGAATGATAGAATTGGAAATAATGGAGTATACTTAGATACTCAGACAACTCAAAACGGCAATACGCCTTCCAATAATATCTTCACAATCCAAGTTTCCCCTGGAAAGGCATATGTGAGGGGATTTGAAATTGATAAAACTTCTACGACTTCCATTGATGTGGTAAAACCAAGAACTACAAAATCAAAAGAGAATGTCAGCCTTCCCATTAAGATTGGTAATGTTATTGATGTTGAAAATGTGTATGGATCACCAACAATTGGATTCTCCACAACATATTCTGTAGATTTACACGATAGAAGACTTGCTGATACTGGACTTCTTGATGGAAGTTCCACACAAATTGGTAAAGCAAGAGTATTTGACTTCAATCAAAAGAATATCACTGGAGTCAGCACAACAACTTATGAAGTAAGACTTCTTGATATTCAAACTTTCACAAATATTACCGTTGGATTTGCAATCACTGTTGCAGCAGATGCATATGTCAAGGGTAAGTACAGTGGTTCTAATGGATTTGTTGCTACTGCAGTAAGTGGCGGAACTACCATTTCACTTCAAGACGTAAAGGGCGAATTCCAAATCAACGAACCATTAGAAGTTAATGGTCTTGATGTAGGAAGAAACATTACCGTAGTTAGAGATTATGATCTAACAGATGTAAAGGCAATTCATAAAGCAGTTGGAGTTTCTACTTTTGCTGCTAACGTCGCACTGAATAGAGAGAAGAAGTCATTTACTGAGACAAGTCAGTTTACTGTTACATCAGGTGGAACCGTTACATCAACCTCAGTATCTGACTTTAGAGATGCAGTAAAGGTAGGAGATATTGTTAGATACTCTGAATCTGGTGCCACTCTGCCAACTCTGAACAGAGTAACCACCGTCACCGAATCTAACTTCACAGTCGCTGGTATTGCATCAGTTACTGGAGTGTGTGATGGTGGAGTAACAGCATCAGACTTAACAACAACCGACCTTGATATTCTCATTCCATCCTTAGATGTGAATGTAGACCCAGGCTATAGAGTCACATTACAAAACAAGTATATTTCATCCATTAATCTTTTAGATAGTTCATATATTGTAAGAAAGCAACTTACAGGAAATGTAACTGGAACCACATTTACCTTCCAGTTAAGTGGATTGGGAGATAATGATCTGTATTTTGAACCATTTACAGAGAGCAACTATATTTTAACTTGGGAATCTGGACAAAAGGAACTGATTCGTGCTGCTCAAGTAACTTTCAGCACAGATTTGAGAGAAATGACAATCGTTGCATTGTCTAGAACTGGTAATGTTACTTTAACTGCTGCTTGCAGAAGAAGCAAACTGACATCTAAGTCCAAGTCAATCCAAAGATGCTCTAACCTGATCGTTGATAGATCTAAGTATCAGGGATCTGGAATTGGATCAACTACATTTGGTGACGGTTTAACTTATAGCACTGTTTATGGAACTAGGGTGCAAGATAATGAAATCTCATTGAATGTTCCTGATATATCAAGAATTCTTGCAATTTTTGAATCCAACGATTCAGCAAATCCAGATCTTCCTTCTATTGTAGTATCATCGCAAAGTGATACATTTACCAATAATGTTATTGTTGGTGAACAATTTATAGGAAGTGAATCAGGTGCAGTTGCTCGTGTCGTTGATATTGTAAGTGGAACTCAGTTAAACTTCGTTTATGAAAACGATAAATTCTTTGAATATGGAGAATCAGTTACACTGAAGACCTCTGGAATTACAGCAACCATTAGTACTTTACTTGCTGGCGACAGAAATATTTCCAAAAACTATACATTAGATGATGGACAAAGACTTGAGTTCTGTGATTATGGTAAAATTATTAGAAAGAAAAATATTGCAGAACCAACTAGAAAATTAAGAATCATTTTTGATTACTTCACAAATAATGAAAGTAGTGGAACCATTGAGTCAGTTAATAGTTACAACTCTTTAGATTACTCAATTGATATTCCATTTGCTATTGATAGAAGAGCATCAGATTTCATTGACATCAGACCAAGAGTAGACGCATATTCAACTTCATCAACGAATTCTCCATTCTCTTTTGCTAGCAGATCATTCTCTAGTTCTTCTTCTGAGACCGTAGTTTCAAATAAAACTATCGTTGCAGACTACTCATACTATCTTGGTAGAGTTGATAGACTGTACTTAACAAAGGACGGTATCTTTGAAGTCAAAAAGGGAGAACCAGCAGAATATCCAAAGGCACCAACTGCAAACACTGAAGGTTTTGAAGTTGCTGTCATTTCTATGACTCCATACGTCTTCAACGCAACTATTGATTCCAGCGTGAAGACTATCCCACACAAGAGATTCACGATGAGTGATATCGGTGGTCTTGAGAGCAGAATCAAGAATCTTGAAGAGTATACAACACTGTCACTGTTAGAAACAGATACTAAGAATCTCTCAATTAAGGACCCAAATACTGGATTGGATAAATTCAAGTCTGGTTTCTTTGTTGATAACTTCAGAAATCACAGAACTCATAATCTCAGTGGTGAGTCATTCTTTGATATTGATACGCAGAGAGGTGAGTGTAGACCTAGATCTGCAGAAAGAAACGTATCACTTACGTTTGAAACTAAATCGTCCCTGTCTGACCCAGTAAATGCAGACTATCGTTGGATTGAAGACTTTGAAGACGCAAATATCACTAGAGGTGGAAATGGATTAACAATTGCATACAGTGAAGTTGAATTTGTAAATCAACCACTGGCAACCAGAACAGAAAACCTGAACCCATTCCACATTGCACTCTTTATTGGTTCCATTGCTCTGACTCCTGCTTCTGATTTCTGGATGGAAGAGGTCATCCTTGCAACTCCAGACGTTGTTAAGATTACTTCGCCATTTGATGGCATGGCATCTCTTCTTGGCGTTGAAGATCGTGAGAACGGTGGCATGGCTGCAAGTTATTGGAACTCTCATGAACAAACTTGGACTGGTAGAGAACTGATTAAGGAAGAAGTTCTTAGAAATGAGGAAGTTGGAAGACAAACAATTTCTGATGTAACTTTAAGAGGTAATGGAATCAGAAGAATTACTACTGATGCAGTAACCAGAGAAGTTGAAACTCTTAATACATTCAATGAAACTGGTATTGATAGAGAGTTTGGATTTGAACTGACTGCTGGTGAAGAAGTTGTAAGTCTCGGCAATAGAGTTGTTGGAGTAGATGTACTCTTCAATTGCAGATCAAGAAATATTGAAGTTGTTGGTAAGAGACTGAAACCAAACACAAGATATTTCGTTTTCATGGAAAACGTAGATCTGTCGCAATATGCAGTTCCAAAGTTCCTCCCAATTACAATGGTAAGAGGATCATTTGCAACTGGAGACATTGTTGATACGGTAACCCCACCTGGTTCATCTACTGCAAGTATCCGAGTTCGTTTAGCACAACCAAACCATCTGTTTGGGACATTCAATAAACCAAGTGACACTCGTGGTTCCACAACTCAATACTCTGGAACTAGTTCACAGTTGAACATTGATACTGCTGGTCTTGCCTCTCAGACAAGACCTGATCACCTTGGTTGGGTGAAATCTGGTAGCAAACTCGTCAATACAACTGGAACTGCAGAAGCAACTGTAGACAACATTCAGTTAATTTCTGACGATGAAGGAAATCTGATTTTCTCACTCCATATTCCTGATCCAAAGGTTGCAAGTAATCCTAAGTTCACCACTGGAAGCAATACAATTAGACTCACTACGAGTTCTGTGAATGCAAATATACTTGATCCAGGTGAAAGTTCTGCAGAAGCAGTATTTACTGCTACAGGATATGCACTGAATTCACAAGAGCAGACCTTATCAATTAAGACTGCAGATGTAGAGAGAAAGCAGATTGGAAGTGATCAACCAATCACGAGAGTTACTCAAGAACTTGAAGAAGAAACTATCACTGTTCAAGAGACGAGAGACACTGGATGGTATGATCCTCTTGCACAATCATTCTTGGTTGATAGAAACAAGAGTCAGGATGGAGTCTTTATTACTGGTGGTGAAGTTTTCTTCAAGACAAAGGATGACAATGTTGCGGTAACGGTTCAAATTAGAACCATGAGAGATGGAACACCAACAACTACTATCGTTCCATACGGAGAAGTTAACATTAAACCATCTGATGTACAACTTTCAGATGATGGAAGTGTTCCAACAAGATTCACATTTGACACTCCAGTTTATCTCCAAAGTGGATATGAGTATGCATTAGTTCTTGTTGCACCAACAGAGAAATACTTGGCATTCATCACAAGAATGGGTGAAGAGGATCTTCTCCTCAAGACTGTATACAATAGACAACCATATCTGGGATCTCTCTTCAAGTCACAAAATAGTTCAACTTGGACTCCAAGCCAACTTGAAGACCTTAAGTTCAAACTCTTTAAGGCGAAGTTCGTAACTAATACCTCATCGTTTGTTAAGTTCTACAATAATGAACTTCCTCTCGGTCTGATCAGAAAGACCAACCCAGTTGTTGCATATTCTAAAAGACAATATGTGTCAATTGCAAATACAACCACTGTATTTGATCAAGGGAATACAATTACACAAGGAACTCATACCGCAAACGTATTCTCCTCTGGTGGTCCTATTGCACTCGGTACTACTTCAACAACTCTTGCATATGCAGGAATTGGTCTGACTGATGGAACATTTACTGGAGTTGGTTTTGAATCTCTGACTGGATTCGGTAATTCTTGCCTTGCAACCATTACGGTTTCAAGTGGTGCTGTTTCCTCAATCAATGTTACTGACTCTGGTTCTGGTTATGCAGTTGGAGATCTCTTACTTGCAAATCAAATTGGAGCGACTGGCACTGGAGTCAGAGCAATCGTAGGAATTGTAACTCAGACAAATCTGATTGTTGTTGATGATGTTAGCAGCAATATTGTTGCTGGCACTGCAATGACCCATTATAACTCCAGTGGAACTGGTTCTATAATCTCTGCACCAACTTCGGTCACAAATGATTCAATCAGAGATGGTTATACAATGCTGTTTGATCACCATAATCATGGTATGCACGCAAGCACAAACAAAGTTAAAGTAGTCAATTTTGCAAGTGATGTTGCACCAACCTCACTCTCTTCGGCAATTGATGACGACACGACAGTTATTACCGTTGCAGATGCAACTGAATTTGCTAACTTTGAGGGTTCACCTGTTGGTGCTGCAAATACTGGATACCTTAAGATTGATAAGGAAGTTATTTCTTACAATACTGTCTCTGGAAATGACATTACGATCACAAATAGAGTCATTGATTCAAGTCTGAAGTCAAATCATGCTCAAAATGCTGCGGTCTATAAGTACGAATTCAATTCAATCTCTCTCCGCAAGATCAATAAAGAGCACAATATGGATCCAAGAGATAAGACATTCAATAGTTACTATCTCAAGTTGGATGATACCACTAAGACCTTTGGTTCCACAAAGTCTGGCGGTGGCAATGCTCTGGAAGTTTCACAAAACATCCCATTTGAGTATATTGATCCACAGTTCAATATGATTACACCATCTGGCACTAACGTTACCGCAAGAATTAAAACAACTTCTGGAACAAGTATCAGTGGATCTGAGGGATCATTCCAAGATAAAGGTTATGAAAGTGTTTCACTGAACAACTTGAATCGTTTAGATGACCCAAGAATCATTGCATCTAAGGTCAACGAGTATAATTTACTTGGAGATTCTAAGTCGTTTACTATTGAACTTGCGCTTTCAACCACGAAAGAAGATGTATCACCATTGATTGATCTTGACAGAGCAAACGTTATTGTAATCAGCAACCTTGTTGATAATAAAGTAACCGATTTTGAAACAGACAGTAGAGTCAGAATTCCTGGTTCTGATCCAAACTCTGCAATCTACGAAACACAAAAGATTCTCCTTGAATTCCCATCCAATTCACTTTATGTCCAGTTTGATGGACATAGAGAAGCAGAAGGAGACATCCGTGTATTCTACAAACTCTTCAGAAGTGATGGTTCTGATGCTCAGCAAGTTTACATTCCATTCAATACTGACGGATCACCTGATAAGACAGTAAATCCAAACCAAACTGAAAATGGTTTCAGTGAGTACAAGTTTACTGCTGAAAATACCCCTCAGTTCAGTGGATTCATGATCAAGGTTGTAATGACTTCAACGAGTCAAGCAAAACCACCAAGAATCAAAAACTTCAGAGCAATTGCATTAAGATCATTCTCAGCAAATGAATAATTACATCAAAGTGGAGTCTGATACCTCTTTAGTTAGAGATTCAAACTCCAACGCAATTATTAATCAAAATAAGAGCGAGTATGAAAAATTTATGAGACTTTCTGAGACAAAATACAGAGAGAAGATGGAGATGAAAACTCTCAAAAAAGATGTTGAATCACTAAAGGGTGATTTGGCAGAGATAAAATCTCTTCTTCTTTCTATTGTGAATAAATGATTTATAAATATCTAGAGAAAGATCCTATCTGATTGTAGTAATGGCAGCATATGTTAGCAATATCGTAATAGATATCGGTGCTGATTTTAATCAGACCTTTAATCTTGAAAACTCAGCAAATGCTCCCCTGGATTTAACATCATACACTGGTTCTTCAAAAATGAAGAAACATCCTTCATCATTAACAACCGCTGCCACCTTTTCAGTTTCATTTCCTAATGCTACTCAAGGTCAATTGAAAATATCTCTAGGATCAACTGCGACTACTAGTCTAAAACCAGGAAGATACGTTTATGATATTTTGTTGGATGATGGTTCTATTAAGACTAGAGTAGTAGAAGGAAGTGCCATTGTTACCGCTGGAGTCACAACTAGTTAAAAAATATGGCAGACATTAAAGTAAGAGTTGGATCTCAAAATGCAGTAAAAGTCCTATCTTCCTTTTCTGGAAGTGGCGGATCGTTAGGTGGTTTATCTGATGTTGATATTTCTGGTGGTTTGTCTAACGGTATGGTTTTAGTTTATAATTCTTCAACATCAAAATGGGAAGCAACTTTAGAACTAACACCAGGCAGCACCCAAAATTTGGACATCAATGGAGGAAATTTTTAAGCCATGGCAAGTATTATAAGAGTAAAAAGGTCTACAGGCACATTAGCTCCTGCTAGTCTCAATTTTGGTGAACTTGGTCTTACAGTTGGAGTAGGTACTCACGGCAATAAAGGTGGAAGACTTTTTGCTGGAGACAACTCACAGAACGCACAAGTAGTCGGCGGTAGATATTACACCGATCTGTTAAGTATTGCACCAGGACTTGTTGCTGGACAAGCAAACCCAACAACTGCGTCAAATGGTTTTGTTGCAATTCTTGATCAGAACAGAAAAGTTGATCAATGGAATGTAGATAATATCACCATAGATGGAAATACTATTTCATCTACAGATACAGATGGAGATATTAACTTAGATCCAAATGGAACTGGTGAAGTTTCAATTCCCGATGACACATATCTTACTTTTGGTACTAGTAAGGACACCAAAATCAGATATGATGAAGTAACGGATGATAGACTTGAGGTAGAGGGTGCCGATTGGAACTATGCAGATGGCGTAGCGATCAGCATCAGTGATGTAACTGCATCATCAAGTACAACCACTGGAGCACTTACTGTAACTGGTGGTGTTGGATTTGCGACCGACTTGAATGTTGGTGGTGCTGTAGATATTGACTTTGATCTGAATGTTGATGGTGGAGACATCACAACAAATCAGGCAACGTTTAACTTACTTAATGCAAATGCAACAACAGTAAATGCATTTGGTGCTGCTACAAATATTGATATTGGTGCTGCCACTGGCACAATGTCAATTAATAATGCAACTGTTGACCTTGATGGAGATCTCAATGTTGATGGTGGAGACTTAACCACCAATCAAACGACCTTTAATCTCTTAAATGCTAATGCAACTACAGTAAATGCATTCAGCGATGCAACTAATATTTCTATTGGTGCAGCAACTGGAATTGCTACTGTTAGAAATGCTTCAGTTGATCTTGATGGAGATTTGAATGTTGATGGTGGGAATATTACCACCAATCTAACTGGTACATTTAATTTACTGAATACAAATGCAACCGATATTAATGCATTCGGTGCTGCAATTACGATTGATATCGGTGCCGCAACTGGTCAAGTAACCATTGGATCCACAGATCAAGCAACTAGTGTAGATAGTGGTGCATTAGAAGTTGAAGGTGGTGTTGGAATTGCCAAGAACCTTCATGTTGGTGGTGATTTCATACTTACTGGAAATCAAAATTTAACAGGTGTTACTACTTTCCAGAATGATGTAACGATTAACACTAATTTAACAGTCCAAGGAAATACTGTTCTTGGAAATGGTGTTTCTGACCAAGTAGAAATTACTGGTATCACAACGATCACTGGTAACATCACTCACGTTGGTGGATTTGATAATACTGGTGGAGCAACGTTTGATAATGTTGGAATTTCTTCAAACGTTATCTCAACTAGATCTGGTGGTGGTAACACTCTCTTCATTGACCCATTCCCCGATGGACTGAGCAACGAAGGAACTGTTATCATCAAAGGTGATCTGCAAGTTGACGGTACTACAACCACTGTTAATTCAAGTTCAGTTACAGTCAACGAACCAATCTTCAACCTTGGAGATGTAACTAGTGTAAGAACTGTCATGGCGACAGTTCAAAGTGGCGTTTCTACCGTTACTGTTGATTCCGTTGTTGGAATTAATACTGGAGATATTCTCACGGTTGCTAATATTGATGGTGCTGGATTCTCAACTGTCACAAGTTATGATGATTCTTCTAAAGTAATTACATTTAGCGGTACTACTACTGCTGGTATTACTACAACGACTCAAATAACAGTCACACATGCATTTGACACCAACACGGATCGTGGTATCTCATTTGACTATAATACAAGTTCAGGAACAGGAAATAATAAGGTAGGTTTCTTCGGATACAATGATAGTACTGGAGAAAACAGTTCTGCAGTTGCAAGAGCATGGACTTATATTCCAGATGCAACTGTTAGCAACAGTGTTGTAACTGGTACTAGAGGTTTCCTTGACATTAAGGGTATCTATTACCAAACTGGTGATTATAATACTCATGGTGTAACATACTTTGATGCTGATGGACTTCAGACATCAACAAATGCGCCTTCTGATGGATCTAATACCAAAACATCCACTCAAATTTTGACCGCAGTTACTGAAATTACTCTTGCACTTCCTTCAACTGCGACTATTGCTGCTGGGGCTCAAGTAACTCAGCAAAACAATAGTTCTGCATATGGTGTTTGCAAGACAACCATTACTGCTGGAAGTACTTTAACTCTGATTGGAGTTCAAGGAACATTCAACACAACAGATGATTTGGTTGTTGATGGAGTATCAATTTCAATTACTCCAAGCACCGTCACAACGGTTTATACGAGCAAACCAATGTGGACTGACACTTTAGATGGAGGAACCTTCTAGACTTATGAATAGTGAAGTTGATGTGAATATTTTGATCAAGAATTATCATTCTAAACTTTCATCTTTAATTAATCAAAATATTCTTCTAGAATCCAAATACGAATCTTTACAAAAAGATTACGCTGAGTTGAAAACCCAACTTGATAACATTGGTCCAAATAAATATCAGGAAGCAGGTATCGAAGAATGAGTCAACCAACAACTAGACAAGGTTTAATTGATTATTGTCTAAGGAGACTTGGATATCCTGTTTTGGAAATTAACGTGGATGATGATCAGATTGATGATCTCGTTGATGATGCAATTCAACACTTTCAGGAATATCACTTTGATGGTATTGAAAGGGTATTCCTGAAGCATAAAATTACTGAATCAGAAAAAGAAACACTCAAGACTGGAATAACAACCACAACTGCTTCATCAACAGTTGGTATCACAACTGTGTCTTGGGACCAGAATACAAACTTTCTACAACTACCAGATTATGTTCTTGGAGTCAATCAGGTCTTCAAGATGGATAATAGTACAATCTCTAGTGGATTGTTCAATCTGAAATATCAGTTATTCCTCAATGACCTTTACTATTATGGAGCACTTGATCTTTTAAATTATGCAATGACAAAAACATATCTGGAAGATCTTAGCAGATTGATTACTCCAGATGTACAGTTACGTTTTAATAAGAAGAGACATAGATTATATCTTGACATTGACTATGCAAGTTTTAGTTCAGACACTTATATCGTTCTTGATTGCTATAGACTTGTAGATCCATTAGAAGCGGATAAAGTATACAACGACTGGTGGTTGAAAAAATATCTTACAGCCTTGATTAAGAGGCAGTGGGGACAAAACTTAATTAAATTCCAAGGTGTTATGCTTCCAGGTGGAGTTCAACTCAATGGAAGACAAATTTATGATGATGCAATCAGAGAAGTTGAAGAGTTAGAAGAGGAACTCAGAGATACATACGAAATTCCACCTCTTGACATGATAGGATGAAGTTATGCCACTCAACTCATATTTCCTTCAAGGGTCACAAAGCGAACAAAGATTAGTACAAGATCTAATCAACGAGCAATTAAAAATTTATGGGCAAGATGTAGTTTATCTTCCCAGAAAAATGGTCAACAAGAAGACCATTCTAAGAGAAGTTGTAGCATCAACGTTTGATGATTCATTCAGAATGGAGGCTTATCTCCTCAACTACCAAGGTTTTGAGGGTAGTGGAGATATCCTATCAAAATTTGGTGTACAGACCACTGATGCTGTCACTTTCATTATTTCAAAGGAAAGATATGAAGATTTCATTTCACCATTTCTTATAAACCAATCAGATATTCAATTATCAACTAGACCACAAGAAGGAGATTTAATATATTTCCCACTTGACAATACAATGTTTGAGATCAAGTATGTTGAAGGTAAGAAACCATTCTATCAACTAAACAATCTATATGTTTATCAGTTGAGTTGTGAGGTAATGGATTATGCTCTTGATGATGATATTGACACAAGCATTGAAGAAGTAGACGAATCTGTAGTTGATTTTGGTTACATTACGAAGTTGACCCTTGCTGGTGCAGGAGCGTCAACATCATCTGTAGACGTACAACTTGCAAAGACATTGAGTGTACTGCAGACTGGAAAATCTGTATCTGCAATTGATTTGATTAATGATGGAACAGGGTATACGGTTCCACCACTAATCGGGATCGCAACTGCACCATCTACAGGCATTAATGCTACTGCTGTTGCGATCATGACCAGTAGAACTGGTCAGGTTGGATCATCCATTGATAGAATTGAAATCACAAACCCTGGATTTGGTTACACCGAAGCACCAATAATTACTATTCGTAGTCAAAATGCGTTCGGAACTGGTGCAGCGGCAACAGCAATTATTAATGAAGGTTCCTTGGGTGCAATCACAATCAACGATGGTGGTAGTGGTTATGGTTCAACTCCAGTGGTATCAATCAGCACTGCACCTTCTGGTGGAATAAATGCATCTGCAACTGCAGTGGTTAATACTCTTGGTGAAGTAAGCGCAATTAGATTCACAAATGCTGGTGCAGGATATACACTTGCACCTACTATTAGTGTTTCTTCACCTAATACTGGTGGAATTGGAACTGGAGATTATCTCTTCAAAGAGTTGGTTAGAGGAGTATCTACTGGTACGACAGCATACGTCGCAGAATGGGATTCTGACGTATCAATACTTAAGGTCACCACCGTTTCTGGTAACTTTGCACTTGGTGAAGTCTTGGTTGGTATTGGAACAACTCAAAATGGTTCTGATGCGAGTTACACCATTCGGAGCATTTCAACCCAAGACGAATATGATACCTTTGCAGAAAATATAGAAGTAGAATCAGAAGCAGATGCAATTCTGGATTTCACTGAAAAGAACCCATTTGGCGAATTCTAAATAGTTAGTATACACTGACACGATATCATGTTAGGAACATATCACTATCACGAGATTATAAGAAAGACAATCATTGCTTTTGGAACTCTCTTCAACACGATTGAGATCCGCCACAAAAAGCAAGATGGGTCTGCTTATTCTACCGTGAAAGTTCCTATTGCATATGGACCAATTGAAAAGTTCCTGGCAAGACTTGAGCAGAAACCAGACATCAGAAAAAGAGTTGCAATTACTCTTCCCAGATTAGCATTTGAATTATCTAGTATTCAATATGATAATACTAGAAAGGTTTCAACAATGCAAACCTTTAAAACTTTCACAAAAGACGGCACAAAACTTGCAAAGAAAGTCTTTATGCCAGTCCCATATAATTTGGGATTTAGACTTTCAATCATGTCACAATATAATGAAGATGCCCTGCAAATTATAGAACAGATTCTCCCTATTTTCCAACCATCATTCAATGTGAGCGTTGATTTAGTAGAATCAATTGGAGAAAAGAGAGATATCCCAATGGTTCTTGATTCTGTTTCCTTTGATGACAATTATGACTCTGGTTATGATGAAAAGAGAGTTATTATTCATACTTTAGACTTTACTGCAAAGACATATCTGTTTGGTCCTATTGCCGATAGTTCAGAAGGACTTATCAAAAAGGTACAAATTGATTACCACACCAGTACAGATAAAGTAACTGCAAAGAGAGAACTTAGATACGTTGCTGAACCAAGAGCAATTAAAGATTACAATGATGATGCAGCAACTACTCTTGCAGAAGACATCAATAGCACTGTGACTAAGTTCCAAGTCACAAATGCATCAAGTCTTTCAGTTGATAGTTACATTGCAATTCAAAATGAATTGATGTACATCAAGGAAATTGATAATGAAACAATAACTGTTAGAAGGGCTGAAGATGGATCAATTAGTGATTCCTACATCCAAGGAACTGCAATTGATGCGGTCAATAGTGATGATGATGCACTAATTGAAGTTGGAGACGACTTTGGATTCAGCGAAACTCGTTATGATTTTGGTGATGGAAGATCTTATAGTACGACTAAGGGAGTAGATGTATGAGTGAAAAATTTGAAAAGATAAGTCAATCCTTAGATGTAGAGGTCACTGCTAATGAAGTGGTGAAAGAAACTAAGAAACAGTTGGCAGAGATTCAGAAAAAAAGCGACTCTGTTACTGACTACGAATACACAAGAGGGAATCTTTACTCTTTGATTGAAAAGGGTCAAGAAGCAATTAATGGTATTCTTGAACTAGCAGAAGAAGGTCAACAACCAAGATCATATGAAGTCGTTGGACAATTGATCAAAAGTGTTGGTGACGTAACAGATAAGTTAATTGATCTTCAGCAGAAGATGAAGGATCTAAATAAAGAAGAGAAGAATACTCCAACTACTGTTAATAATGCATTGTTTGTTGGATCAACCGCAGAACTACAGAAACTCCTAAAGCAAGGATTTAGCAAAGAATGAAAAAATTTACGGACTGGCAAAGAGACGTTATAGAAGCGACTACATGTTCCCACAACAAAGAAGGGGATAAGTGTCCAGTTCATGGCACAAAAGAGTGCCCAGAAGTTATAGAAACGCCAAGAAAGAAAAGTAAAAATTATCTATTGAATAATAAGACAATCACAGAGAAGTGGTCAGACAAGTATAAGAAATCAATCAATTGTGACAATCCAAAAGGATTTTCTCAGCGTGCTCATTGCCAAGGAAAGAAAAAGAGTATTGGCGAAGCAAAAGAAAAAGATCATGAGTATTCAATGGCTCGTTCAGAACTGAAGACTGTAACCAATGCCGCAAAACGTCTTCAAAAAAAGATGGGCAAAAAAGGTGAAGGAAATCTTCAGGCATGGGTACAATCAAAGATTACCAAAGCAGCAGATTACATTGATACGGCAGCAGATTATGTTACAAACGAAGAAACGAAGAGTGGTGATAGTTCTTTGCGTGACTGGTTTACTAAGAGTCGCGCTTCTGATGGCACCCCTGGTTGGGTTCAACTTGGTGGTAAATACGCAGGAAAACCCTGTGCAAAACAACCAGGACAAACCACAAAACCAAAGTGTGGTTCCAGTAAAATGAAAGCAGAACTCTCTGATGAAGAAGAGGAGAGAGCATTCCGTCGTAAGAATCGTCAAGATCCAAACCCAGATAGAAAGGGTAAGGCAAAGAATGTTGCAACGGAAGCAGTTGATGCATCAAAATATGGTGGTCCAGAAAAACTTCTTCAAAAATTAGTAAAGAAACATGGCGGAGGAGAAGTTATCCCATCAACCCCCAAAAAGTCTGCTAACGTAAAAGAATCATATCTTAGGATACAGGAAAGAGGAAAGACTTATAGTATACTTTTAAATTGGAGGGGTAAGTCAATTACAACTCAAATGTTTTTCCCTAAGTTTGGACGACCATCTAAATCTGAGGTTTTGGGAGAAATCGTAAAGGTTTACCCAGGAGCAAAGGTCTTGTATTATAATCCAGTTCTAAGGGATCCAACCCAACCTTTGCTTTTTGCAGGAGTACAAAATGAACCCAGACAGCATTTCTCTAGATAGTTTGTCTAAAAACTTTGAGTATGAAAAGATCTCACGAGAAGTTGATGCATGTGAAGATTTGAATTATCTCCGAAATCTAGCAAAGTCTTACGTAAAACTTTACTTAAAGACACAAGAAACTATTTTAAAAATATCAGAAATATAAATCATGAGTGAAGTATAAATATTTTTAGATTGGGATTGAAATGTGTCTGCTATTGTTAAAGTTCCAAAAGAAAGGTTAAGTCCAAAAACAGTAAGAAATATTGCTCGCAAAAACTGGGGACTATCCTGGGAACAAATGAAAGGTATGGATGTCCATCATTTTCCCCCAAGATGTGAAGGTGGAAAAGATATACCAGAGCACCTGTATGTTTGTAGTAGAGAGATACATAAGTGTGGGTGGCACAATGATGCTTGGTTTATGGAAAATTTAAATAAGGCAACACAAAAAAATATTGGCAGAAAACAAAGTGAAGAAACTTGCAGAAAAAAGAGTGAGGTACTAAAAGGTCGTTCTTTTGGGTACAAGTATGAAGGTGGAGAGAAACATCCAAACAGTAAAAAAGTTTCTATAAATGGAAAAGTATATGTTTCTCAACAAGAGGCAGCAGATGATGTTGGCATAACAATACAGGGATTATCTTACAGAATGAAACATTGGGGTCCAGAAGGGGGGTATGAATATGTCTAGTGATGTTTATTTGGGCAACCCTTTGCTCAAAAAAGCAAATACGCCTATTGAATTTACACAGGAGCAAGTTTTAGAATTCATCAAGTGTAAAGATGATCCTGTGTATTTTGCAAATAATTATGTGAAAATTGTCTCACTGGACGAAGGTCTTGTGCCATTCAGTCCGTATCACTTTCAAGAGAAGTTAATTAACAATTTCCATAGGAATAGATTCAATATTTGCAAAATGCCACGACAGACTGGTAAGTCCACCACTGTGGTTTCTTATCTATTACATTATCTTATCTTTAATGATAGCGTCAACATTGGTATTCTTGCTAACAAAGCAGCAACTGCTAGAGAATTGTTAGGAAGATTAGCAACTGCTTACGAAAACTTGCCAAAATGGATGCAACAAGGTATTATAGCATGGAACAAAGGAAACATAGAGTTAGAAAATGGCAGTAAGATATTGGCAGCTTCTACATCTGCGAGTGCTGTCCGAGGCATGTCGTTCAATATCCTCTTCCTCGATGAGTTCGCGTTCGTCCCTAATCACATCGCTGACTCCTTCTTTGCATCTGTTTATCCTACTATTACTTCTGGTAAAA